TCCCATTTTTTTCATGGGTTTTAACAAGATCAGTCTGAGTAGCATCGCCACAAAATATGATCTTACTATTTTCACCAATACGAGTAATTATACTATCTAATTCATGAAAGTTCAAGTTTTGCATTTCATCTACAAGAACAATTGCATTATCTAGAGTAGTACCACGAATAAAAGAAGTAGACCAGAATGAAATTGTTTCCTGAGCTTTAAGGTTTCCATAAAGCATATCAAAGTCTGCATCAGAAGGCAGTTCAAACATGTACTTACACATGTTCTTATATGGAATCTGATAAAGTGAGGACTTATCCTCATGATCACCAGGAAGAAAACCAATCTCTCTTGTAGAGACTAGAGACCTTACAATGTAAACCTTTTCATAAGGAGTTCTTTCATCCAAAACATCTCTGAGTGCAAGGTATAATCCCACAAAGGTTTTACCTGTGCCTGCAGCACCATAGGCAAAAATATTTTTACCTTTTTTATATTCATCAAAAAAGATTTTTTGATTATCCGTCAGTGGAGAAATATCCACCATCAAATCGGAGTTAATTGGTTTTTTACGACGCAATTGTTTTGCGCTCATGCCAATCCCAATGTTGCCGTTAGATGTTTTTCTTTGTCTTGCCATTTAGATTTTCTTCACACGAGAACCAGGAGCTTTTCCGGCCTTTGTGAGAACATCATTCCAGCCTGGATTTCTGGAAATGAGTTTATCTTTCCACTCGCCTACTTCACCAGAACCAGGACAGGTTGATGGGTCACTCCAATCTCTGTCCCATTCTGGATTATCTGTTTTCCACTGATCCCAGTCGTGAATACTCATTTCCACTTCTTTCTGTTCACCAGTGGTTTTATTAATCACAGGGTAAGTCGCCATTTAAGTAATAAAGTTCAGTATAATTTATTTATTGTGTAATTTTATATGCAATATAGTTTTGATCCGAAACTTGTTGCAGATTCCATTTTATCACTGGTTCCACATAATAACTACTATTTGAATCTAATTTATATTTTTTATAGTTTATTCTATTATGTTTTTCTAAAAGAAGTTTATGTACTACATTGTCGTCTTCAACATCGTTGTATGTTTTGATATGATTTTTAATTGATTCTTTTAAATTTTTATTTTCTTTATATGCTTGAAATTCTTCTACTCTTTTTTTTGCTAAATGTGGTAATGAAAAAAGAGTTTTCATACCAAATTTGATATTGACGTGTTTTAATCCCAAAAGAAGAAACCTTTCGTATATTTCAGTATCCTCCCAGGCAGCATACTTATTCATATTTTCATTATATCCACCAACCTTGAAGTAGTTTTCTTTTGTTATATATAAAGTTCCCCACAAAGATTTGAGGTACATATACCTTTGATAATTACGCGGATCTTTACGAAATGATAGATCTGAAAAATTCCAGGATTCATCTGTACCAGTCAAAAATGAGTCATTATCAATCTTATGGTGATCAAAAAAATTAAAATAAGGATTCATAATGGTATCCGAATCCAATTTTAAAATATACTCATTTTTTACAAAAGAAGCTGCCAAGTTTAGTGGTTGAGGTTGATTAAAGTACGGTTCATTTGGAACAGTAATTACTTTAATTCTTTTATCCAATTCAGTCAAGTGACTAACAGGATTATCAGAATTCCAATCCGTAATAATAATTTCATCAATTTCATCAAATTGAATCCATGAAGTTACGGATATAGAAAGAGCTTGACCTCTATTTTTACATGCAGATATTACAGAAATACTCATATCTTAAATGCTTCATAAATTTGGTCATTTATTTGAGTTACATTCCATTTATAGATAGGTTTTTCATACCATTCAATATCAAGATTACGATTAGATTCATCATTAAACATGTCCATCATCTTAGTAACTATTGGGTGTTCACTGTGATTTTTAGTTCTACATAACTTTGCAATATTATCGTAGAGTTTATCTTCACTAATATTATCTTTATTTTGCGTCAAAATCTTATGTATGGCTTCAAATGACTCAAAATTTTTTACTCGATCTTTATCGGTATGTGCGATATGCAAAGCAGTATATTTTTGCACATCTAAAGATATAGGATTAAGTCCGTAGGATATAAGTCTCATAGCAAGTTCATCATCTTCTACTGCATAATACTTACCCATGTTTTCATTATATCCACCAACCTTCTTAAATATGTCATTTTTTACATACAAAAGTCCCCAAAGAGGATATAAAAAATAAGTATCCATTCCGCGTTGATCTACTTTATTACTAGATCCAACTACAAAGTCACTTTCTTCAATGGAATATAAATCAAAAAAATTAAAATAAGGATTTAATATATGATCATTATCTAATTTCAAAAGATAATCGCCTGTTGTTAGAGATGCAGCTAAGTTTAATGGTTGAGGTTGATTAAAATATGGTTCATTTTTTACCTTAATAATTTTTATTTTTTTACTTAATTGAATTAAGTTATCAATTGGTTCACTAGAATCCCAATCAGTTACTATAATTTCATCTACTTCATCAAATTGAATCCAAGAAGATATAGATATCGTTAAAGGTTTTTTTCTATTTTTACATGCGGATATTATTGAAACTGACATATTATTGACTAATATCTAATTCAGAGTAATCTAGTTTTTGAAGTTGTTCTGGTTTGATTTCTTTTGTAAGAAACTTTCCATTTTCATTATATTCTACAATGTAATTATCTTCCGTTGTATCAACAATTGTGCATGTGGTCCAAGCCTGATCTGTTGATACTGCGTTAGTTTGGTAGTACATATTACCTCCTTAAACGGCATTGGTATATATTACCATTCCAGAGCTTCTGAAACGGATGGAAATTGTTGTTTAAAAACCTCTTTACATTCTTCTGCGATTAACATATGTTCTTTTTGTGTTCCATGTGCAGATCGCAAATTGATATAATGTATCCATGAACGACAGGAACCTGTCATATAGATGCGTGTAGGGGTCGCCAGAGGGAGTACAAACCTCGCACACTCCTTTGCTACCCCTTGTGATAAAAGGTAACTGTAGACATCCTGGGCGTCTCTGAAGAGGTCTTGAATCATCTTACTCATAACGAATACCTGTTCCTCTTCAAGATCATCAATAGAGTTCTGACGATTCTTTGTATCCTGACGACGAAGTTCTGGAATCGGAATATCACCTAACAAAGATGAGTCCGCATATCGTTGAGAAAACTCTTGGAATGTAAATGACCTATGGCGCAGGATTTGAGCTGCGATACCACGAGTCGTTTCAATTTCAAGAGTCATAGTAGACTGCTCAAAAACAGACCAATGATTGTGCTTAATACAATAACGTAACAGACCCGCATAGTTTTCAGAATCCTGATTCGCTGGATTAGAAACTCTAGCAATATATGCCATTGTTTGTTCTGCATCTGGAGTAATAGAGATAAGTTTTACAGACATTTAATTCCTCAATCTGGGTATCCATCATCATCAAACACCTCGTCATAATCAGAGATGTGATTTTCGTTTTTCTTTATTTGTTTATAAGAGTCTGGATCAGAATAAATTTCTGATTTAAGTGAATCTACTAGTAACTCCAGATTTCTTACAATTAATTTAAGTCTTTCTTTATCCATGATAATACATAGTCTTCAAGTATTTTACTACAAAAAAAGGAGGGTGTAAACCCTCCGTTTGATTAATACTTATACAACCACTGAATATAGGTTGAAAGTAAGATTGTTCCTAGAGCTGCAGCAGCAGTTAGAGATATGATAGTTTGTATCATTACTTTGCTCCCACTAGTTGTGCTAGTTGTGCTTGATGACGACGCTCCTCTTTTTGCTTTTGTTCCTTAATCAATTGTAGGAAGTTAAGTTTTTTCATTTCTTCTCCTCCCAGTTCCAGTTGTTACAAGGACGATAAGCAACACCACGATATGTGTTTGATGGATGCGATGGAGCATGTGTTTGTGAATACCACTTACGATATTCTAGTTTCGGAGTGTGAGTGTTATACTTCACACCACGATAGGTTGCTGTCATCCCTTGTTCCCCTCTTTTACAAATTTGACCCCACGATAGGTCTCATTGTATTGTTGAGGTTGTTGCTGCATTTGCTGTTGGTAGGCGATACGCTTTTCGGTATCGTATTCAACGCCACGGTATACGACTTTTGACATTAGGTTTCTCCTTAGATTTTGAGGTTAAAGAGCGTTCCTTCAGTCGGCTTTTGCGT